GATTACTTCAGGCAATCCGTAGAGGTGGTGACTTCGAAGCACGTAGAACTGAAAATATCTCTACTCAGCATTTCTTTGTAAGAGCAACAAATAGAGAGTTTAACTATTCTAACAATCCTACATATATTGATGCGGATGGTTTCTTTGTAGAAGGTACATTTGAAACTGACCCACAAACATTCATTACAACTGTAGGTTTATTAAACGATGCAAACGAATTGATTGCGGTGGCTAAAACATCACAACCAATTGTGAAATCCTTTGATAAGGAAGTTTTAATAAAAGTTAAATTATCATTCTAATTAGAAAATAATATAATACGAAAGACCCCCACACACACAATGGGGGTTTTTTATTTAAAGAATATTTATATAAAATCAAAACTTAGATGTTAAAGGAAATTTCTAAATCGGATATTATAACAAGACCAATTAAAGTTTATAAAGAATGGACTTTGGATGAAAATGATATATTTCCTATTTTTGGTGAAAATCCAAATAATACTTTTATTGATGTAGATTCTGACGCTAAAAGTCAAGGGTTTAATAAAAAAGTAATTTACGAATCAATTAAAGCGCAATTTTACACAAACCCAGCAACAGCATCTGCTTTATTTGAAGTTGGTTTAAGAAAATCTTATGCATCTACCGATGAAAGAGTTTTGGAAAATGAAATGGCCATATTTTCAATTCCACAACGATATTATGGGGAAGGTATTAAGGTAGGTACAGTTATTTTAGAAGATGAAACATTAAGTAGAACATATAGAGATGATGGATACTCTAATTTATTAGATTCTGGTAGTAATATAAAAGGTAATGTATTTTATGATAGAGGATTAGTAGTTGTTACTAAAGATGTAGTTAGTGGTTCTGTATTAAATCAATTTACTTTAAGTTATCGTTCAACCAAAACAATATATGAAAACGAAATATTTATTTCAGTATTAGAAAATGAATTCAATGTTTCACAAAACCCATCAGCGGTTGATTTTAATGGAACTGATTTTGGTAAAATAAAATTAACATCAATAACATCATCGATAAATCCAACTGTAACTGGTGGATTTGCAGACTTCGAATACAGCTCATCAATAGATAGAACTGGTTCATTTTTAGCACCCTATATTACTACGATTGGATTATATGATAATGATTTGAATATGGTGGCTGTAGCGAAACTGCCACAACCAATAAAGTCACTACCAGATTATCCAGTAAACTTTATTATTCGTTTCGATACATAGTGTTATATTTATAGGTAATTAAATAACTAAGAAAAATGTCTAAAATAGTAGAATTATTATTAACTAAAAAGCCAAAAGATTCCCAAGCTAATACAAAAGGTATTGATAAGACTCCTATTGGCGTAGAATTCCCATTTCAAAATTCGAAAGATTTGGTAAAAACTGATTTATCAAAACCAAGAGGTGGACAAATAGGTGGTACAACTGGAGGATTTAACCCATCTAAAAAATACGCAGATTCGGTTAATACTGCAAAAAATAAATAAGTGAGCTGGAAATTTAATGGAAATATTGTTACAGAGGAAAACACACCGGAAGGTGCAGTTGGTTTTGTCTATAAAATGATACATGTCCCAACTGGTAGATTTTATATAGGGAAGAAATCCCTAAATCAAGTTCGAAGATTGAAGCCCCTTAAGGGTAAGACTAGAAAGAGAGTTGTTAGAAGTGCTTCCGATTGGGAGAAATACTATTCATCAAACGAATGGATTAAATCCGAAGTAAAAGAGGGTAGAGCTGGTGATTTTGAAAGAGAGATTATCCAGTTTTGCTTTTCCAAAAAATCCTTATCATATTACGAAATTAAATGGCAGTTTCATTACGATGTACTAGCCAACGAACAAGCAATAAACGAAAACCTTATGGGAAAGTTTTTCCGTAGGGATATTATAAATTAAAGTTATGACAATACCTGAAATCGCAAAGAAGTACGGAATCTCCGAAGCTTATTTAAACGCAAAAGATGATGCACTTCAAATAGCAGCAGCATCGTTAGTAGACCTTAAAGGAATGGTAACAAATAATGTACCAAGAGAACAAATTGCTAACAAATTACAATTTTTAGCAGATTTCCTTTATGATGTAAAGAATTCTAACCATTAATTAGGTTATATCAGATAATTTTCGTATATTTGTGGTATTAATATCCAAACTATGCTATCTGGTAGGAATAAATTACAAATAATTACAATATTAGACTCTACACTTGGTGTGGGTTCATCCCTAAAGGGTAATGAACAGGCACATCATTGTCCATTTTGTAACCACCACAAAAAGAAGTTACAAATCAACTTAGATACGCAAAGATGGCATTGTTGGGTATGTGATTCTAAAGGTAGAAGTATCTATTCACTACTCCGTAAACTCAATGTGGATGTAAGAGACCTTAATAAGGTTAAAGATGTTTATGGTGATGAGCCTGAATATGATTCCAAAGAGGAGTATGTAGCTAAGTTACAATTACCAAAAGAATTCAAACAATTATATTTCAAACCAACTGGTTCATTTAATCCATCATATAATCAAGCTATACACTATTTAAATAAAAGGGGTATTAAGAAAGCTGATATAGTAAAACATAATATTGGGTATTGTGAAGATGGATTATATGGTGGTAGAGTAATTATTCCATCTTATGATGATAGTGGTGAACTTAATTACTTTGTGGCCCGTTCTTTTTATGAAGATGAACCATACAAATATAAGAATCCACCTATTAGTAGGGATGTAATTGTATTTGAAAATCAAATCAATTGGAAAGAACCTATCACATTAGTTGAGGGTGTATTTGACTCATTTTCAGTAAAGAGAAATGTAATTCCGTTGCTAGGTAAATTCTTACTTAGTAAATTGAAAAACAAAATTATGGAGAATGGTGTTAAGGATGTAACAATTATGTTAGATTCGGATGCAGTTGATGATTCCACTAAACATACCGAATGGTTTCAGAAAAATGGGATTAGAGTAAAGAATATTATACCAACCGATAAAGATGCTGGTGAAATGGGATTTGAAAAAGTAAACGAACTATTGAAAGGTGCTAAAGAAACCGGATGGGATGATTTAGTACTTTCAAAACTAAATAATATATGAATAGATTAAAAACGATTTATCACATTGCGGATATACACATCCGTAACATCAAAAGACACAAAGAGTTTAGAGAAGTATTCTATGCTATGTTTGATGAGATTAAGAAAAGAGGAACTGATGATGCTATTATTTATTTAGCTGGAGATATTGCACATGCCAAATTGGAAATGAGTCCTGAATTGGTGAGTGAGATTAGTTGGTTATTTACCGAATGTAACAAATTGTGTACCACTATTGTAATTGCTGGTAATCATGATTGTAATATGAACAATGCGGATAGGATGGATGTACTTACTCCAATTGTAGATGCATTAAAGTTACCAAATCTACATTATTTAAGAGATACACAAGTGTATGGGATTGGTGGAGTTGATTTTGCAGTATTCAGTATATTCGATAATAAAGATAATTGGCCTAAAGCTGATACTCTATTTGGTAATAAGAAGATTGCACTATTTCACGGACCTGTTGATAACTCTACAACCGATGTAGGATATGTAGTTAGTAGTAGACACTTTACAACTGATATATTTGATGGATATGATTTAGCACTATTGGGAGATATACATAAAAGACAAGAAATGATTTCACCAAGCGGATGTAAGGTGGTATATGCTGGTTCATTGGTACAACAAAACTTCGGTGAAACCTTAGATAAGCACGGATTCTTAGCTTGGGATTTGGATACAATGACTTACGAAGAAATTGATATACAAAACGATTATGGTTATTACACTTTAGATGTTGATGGTGGTATTGTGCCGGATGTAACTGATATGCCGAAGTTTCCTCGTTTAAGAGTGAGGATAACTAATACCGATACTGCTGATACAAAGAGAATGATGGCAGATATTACGGCAAAGTATGGTGTGGAAGATTTTACAATCATTAGAACGGATACATTCAATAAGAAGAAAACCAACGATAGAGAAGCAAGGTTGGAGGTAGATAGTGTGAGTGATATAAACCATCAAAACTCTTTAATAGGGGAGTATGTGGAACGTATGATGCCATTCGTAACAAAGGAGGACTTAGCTGGGATAGAGAAAATCAATCGTGACATTAATAGTAGAGTACAACCATCAGAACTACAAAGGAATATAAGCTGGAAGCCTGTAAAGTTTGACTTCTCTAATATGTTCAGTTATGGCGAAGATAATATCATTAAGTTTGATAAGGTAAACGGACTGATGGGATTATTCGCACCAAACGCACAGGGTAAATCCAGTCTATTTGATGCAATCTCATTTTGTTTGTTTGACAAATGTAGTAGAGCGTATAAGGCAGCTTCAGTTATGAACAATAGGAAGCAGGACTTCCATTGCCAATTAGATTTCACTATTGATGGGGTAATGTACCATATCCGTAGAGAGGGTAGAACGATTAATAAAGGAAGAAACGTAAAGGTAGATGTGGACTTTTGGAGAGATAGTGATAGTGGAAGGGAATCTCTAAACGGAACGGAGAGAAGGGATACCAACCAAATCATTGAAACGTATGTAGGAAGGTATGATGATTTTGTAATGACAGCATTGAGTTTGCAAGGAAACAATGCCCTATTCATTGATAAATCACAATCCGAAAGGAAAGACCTCCTTGCTCAATTTATGGGATTGGATATGTTTGATAAGCTGTATGAAACTGCAACGAATGACATTAAAGACGTGAACGCTCTTATCAGAAATTTCAAGCGTACTGATTTTACGACAGAATTAGCCCAAAAAGAAAACGACTTGAATGAGAAGAAGGTTGAGTATGGGGACTTGGATTTGGAGAAAAAAGAATTAGAAACTCGTAAAGCAGATTTAGAAGAACAAATTGTAAATCTATCGCAAGAAATAGTTCCAATTCAAGGTAACTTAGATATTGATGAATTAAATAGTAAACTTAAAAAAATTGGTGAAGATTTAACAACTTGGGGAGATACTAAGTTTGATAAAACCATAAAACTTACGGAAGCAACGGAATTGGTTAGGGAAGCTAAAGAAATGATTAATTCTAAGGTTACTATTAATGGTACGGATATTGGGCAAGCTCAAATTGAACTAAATTTAGTTAATGGACAATTGAGAGAAACAAAACATCAGATTCAATTATTAGAACAATCAATAAATTCTAATAAAGAAAAATTAGCACACTTAGCAGAGCATGAGTATGACCCTAATTGTAATTTTTGTATGAACAATGTATTCGTAAAGGATGCAAAAGAAACGGAAAGAAAATTAGCTGAGCAAAATAATCAATTGGAAACTCTTAATATATTGTTAGATGCTTTTAAAGTGCAATTGGAAGATTTGGATGGAGTTGAGGAGCAATTTGGTAAATGGAAAGAGTGGACTGATGAATATAAAAGATTAATTATTGTAAGAGAACGATTAGAAGGTGATATTAGAAATGCAGATTCTAAAATTGAATTACTACAAACTCAAAAAGAAAATGTAAATGCTGATATTGTTAGATATAATGATAACGAAGAAACAATCACTAAGAATCAGGCATTAGATATTCAAATTCAAAATGTTCGTAGATTAAAGCAAGGTGTGGAAAATCAAATATCGGATGTAAACAAACTTATGCTGAAATTAATGTCAGAGGTGGGTGCCACAAAAACATTCATTGACAATATGAAAGCTAAGATGGAAGAAGTTAAGGAATTGGAAACTAAAAACCAACTATACACATTCTACTTAGATGCAGTTAAGAAAGATGGAGTACCTTACGAATTAATATCTAAAGCACTTCCAGCAATTGAAAACGAAGTGAACAACATATTAGGACAAGTGGTGGACTTCTCAATATCTATGGATACTGATGGAAAGAACATTAACGCTAGAATCGTTTATGAGGACCAGGAGTGGGCTTTAGAGATGTGTAGTGGTATGGAGAAGTTCATATCGGGATTAGCGATTAGAGTGGCTCTAATTAACATCTGTAACCTGCCTAGGCCTAACTTCTTAGTAATTGATGAAGGGTTTGGAACATTGGATGCAGATAATCTATCATCTTTATTTATGATGATGCAATATCTTAAAACTCAATTCGATTTTATTTGGGTAATTTCTCACTTAGAACAAATGAGAGATATTGTAGATGGACTTATCGAAATCAAAAAAGTAGATGGGTTCTCTAAGATTAATTTTTAGTAAC